GCGTGTGGACAGGGGTGATAGAGGACAGATGCACCCGGATGTGATTGATGAGGCGGAGAAGCACGCATTACCTACGTTTTTGAAGTTGCGGGACGAGTACAAGGGCGACCCCAGAGTGAAGTTTACGATCGTCGATAATGACGACGATGCGAAGGCCCCGGCGATTGCGAGCCCGGAGTTAGAGGAGAGGTTGGCGCGCACGGGGTGGAAGGAGGAGGGGAAGAGGTACGTGGCGTCGGGGACAACAGGACCTGCGGGCGAAGGGACATTGCCGGCGCCGAGGTATTCCATGACAACTGCCCCCACAGACGCCCCCGCCCCGCAATGGTACTCACAACTGCGGAGCGTCATCGACGCCAAGCTCCCCTCCTCCATGCCCGTCAACGATCTGCGCACGGCGCTCAAGTCCTGGGCACAGAAGGGGGACTATAAGGCGGAGGAGCTGAAATGGTCAGGGGTTGACGAATGGCTGGCGGGGCAGACAGGGAAGGTGACGAAGCGGCGGTTGATGGAGTTTATGCGGGCGAACCAGCTTGAGGTGAAGGATGTAATGTATGGACCGCCGGCGTTCGGCGGCCTCACCACCCCCGGCGGCATACCGGGGACATACCGTGAGATGCTGCTGACGTTGCCTGAAGCTCGCCCTAATGCAGAGGATATTCTGCTGCGTGATGGCGAGATCAACGCCCGGAATAAGCAAGACATAGCGCAGTCTTACTTGTCTTCCCACTGGCCCGACACCATCAACGTCGTCGCCCATATTCGTATGGACGATCGCATAGACAGTCAGGGCCGCAAGGTGCTGCATATCGCCGAGGTACAAAGCGACTGGCACCAGGCGGCGGCAGCCCTTCGCACCCAGGAAATAAGACGATTGATCGCCGATGGGATGAGCGTGGAAGAAGCGCAGAAAGAAACGCCGCAGGACTTCGGCTACAAAAAACCCGAAGAGGGGATGTCTTCCGACGGCTGGGAAGACCTTCAGTATGACGACGACTGGTTGGCCAGGTGGATACATAATAGCAACGCTCCCCCCGACGCCCCTTTTAAAACCACCTGGCCCATGCTCGCCATGAAACGCATGCTACGCTATGCGGCGGAGAACGGGTATGACGGCGTATCATGGGATACGGGGCAGACGCAGGCGGACAGGTATGATCTTAGTAAGCAGATCGGCAGAGTACGATTCACACACACGAGCGGCGGTGCGGGAGCGGCGCCTGGTGAAGTCGGGCCAGGGACGTTAAAAGCCTGGGATTTGGATGGTCGTCGTGTGATAGATGCCTACATCTCCGATCCGGCCAGGATAAAAGACTACGTTGGTCAAGAAGTCGCGCAAAGATTAGTCGATCAGGAAGGCATACACCGGAGAATATCCGCCGGTATGGGAGAATACGAAAGGGAATTAACCGGATTGGAGCTCAAAGTCGGCGGCGAGTGGCATAAGCGGCTGTACGACGAACGCATCCCGCAGGAGTTGAATAAATATGTGAAAAAGTGGGGTGCGCGGGTTGGAACGGCGAATATACGTGCTGAACAACCCTGGGAAGTGGATACCGCTACCGCATCTAGCGATATTGATTCCCGCGCGTTGACCGCTACCGTTCCCTTCCTCCCCATCACCGATGCCATGCGCGAGTCCGTCATGACCAGGGGCCAGCCGCTATTTTCACAAACAACAACGGGCACAGGCGCTCCCACAGGCGCCCCCACCTGGACCGCCGACCATTTCCGTTCCGCTTTCCCCGGCCAGGATGTCACCACCACCCCCGACGGCAAGTTCAACATCACCCTCAACAATGGCAAGGTCATCGTTGCCGACCCCGCCGCACGTATCATCCTCAACCCGGAAACCCTCCCCGCCGCTGGCACCGTCCCCGCCGCTGGCACCGTCCCCGCCGCCGTCCCCGCCGTCCCCGCCGTCCCCACCGTCCCCGCCGGCTCCTGGGAAAACTTCGGCTACGGCGGTCTTATCCGCCTTACAGAACACTCGACAACGGATACGTTGCCGCACGAAGCCTATCACGCCGCCGAAGACCTCAGCAACCTTACACCGGCCGACATCGCCGCCGCGCGCGCTAAGTACGGCGACGCTGAAAGCCGTGCGGACGCTTACGCCAAGTGGTTGTCGGAAGGGCGGGCGCCGGGCGAAGGGTTCTTCAGCCGTATCTGGCAGGCTATGATGAGACTACGGGATGCGCTGTTCGGACCTCGGGCGGAAACGGGATTTGAAAAAGTAGCGTCAGGCAGAGCATGGCAGCCCGTGGACATGGACGCCGCCGCTGTTACCGACGCCGCAATCAACGCCAAAGGCGGAGTGATGGCCGCCATCGAAAACGGGGACGCCCCCATGCGTTATTCCATCCGCACCCCCGCGACCGACGCCAACGACGCGCTCCCCAAAGACAAGCGCGAACTCCCCTGGGTCGCCGACGCCAACGCCGCTCTCCGTCCCTTTACCGCTAAAATGAGCGCAGCCTTCAAGGAAATCGCGCCCCTGTTCACCAACTTTGTACGCGGTATACAACTCGCCGTGGCGCCCGGCGCCGCCGGTGGCAAGTACACCGAAGCCGCCGACATTTTCAAGGGCGCGCACGGCGCCAGGGAGCGTGCAACGCAAACAGCCGAAGAAAGCATTAGACCTTTGCGTAAAATATTCCAGAAAATGGGCGTAGGAGCGACGGGCGTCAAGGCTGCGATGCCATTCATGGACGAACAGGGGCAGTTGACGAACCCCGGTCCCGCATACATGGTATGGGCGAATAACGGCCGCCCGTCATTGGCGGGTACGCCGTTCGAGCATCTGGCCCCGAAGTTCGAAGCCGCTTATAAGCTGCAGGTTACCGCGATAGACGGGATGTTAAAGTTTTTGAAGGAATCCGGCAAACCTTTGACGGTGATGCGGGATGATCCCGACAACCCCGGCAAACTAATACCTGAGCCGATAACTTCGTCGGCGGATTATTTCCCCGACATCCTTACCAAAAGCAGCCGCCGCGCGTTCAACCAAGCCGTGGCGGAATACGTCGAACAACACCCTGAGCTTCGTAAACCCGCCCCGGAGAAGGACGGCGTGGCCATTCCCGACTGGGCCGCTGTCGATCGCGCCGCGCTCGCCGCGCGCACAAAGGAATTAGACGCCGCCGGGGAAGGCAGCGACTCCGACCTCGGGCAGCAATACCTCAGTCACCGGAGCCTTAGCGGCCCCGAGGATTATACCCACGCAAAACTGTTCAAAGATATCCAGGACGCCTATGATGTGGGCCTTAGACCCGTTAGCAATAACCCAGGCGATTCGCTGCGCCTGCTTACCGCCTCCATGGGCCAGTCGGGAATGGGGGCAAGGCTTGAGGCGGAGTACCGCAAAACAGGCGGGGAGATTTCGACTAACAACAATGGCGAGCCCATTGATCCCGTCACGTTCAAACGCATTCCCAGTGGCAAGATGATGGAAGACCCCGATAAGCCGGGTGAACAAGTCCCCATGACGATGCCGGCTATTGACAGAAACAGCGGCGACTGGGTGAAACAGGGCGACTTGTGGTATCGCAACGCCAACCACGAGCTTGTACACAGGGGTTATACCTGGATGACAAAGGAGGTCGCTGCCAGCGTTGACAACTACCGGTCCAAATCTATACGCGCGGATAAAGACTTTGGCCCGGCGTACAACGCGTTCATGCGATTCGGCCAGATGCTCAGCCAGGGGCAGTTGATGGGATTTTTCCACGTCGGGTTCATGTCCGGCGCCAGCTACACGTCCAACCTCGGCCACGTCATGGGCGATCTTTACAAGATGGGGTATGACAAGGCGCACGGCAATACCCCCCGTGTGACGCTGGCCGGCATTAAGGATGCTGCAGTGCATCTCCTGGCGTCTCCGGTGAACGACATCCGGCAGGGGACGAAGTTGGTGGACGCCCGTTACCATCCCAGGGACCCCGACCTGTTCAAGGTGAACGACGACGACAATATCACCGAGCGTGTTCACAGCTTTACCGACCCCAAGGACCAGGAAACGATGTTACTGGCGGGGGTGGTGAAGGTAGGGGAGCTTGCGGGATGGCGGCATAAAATGGACCCGGCGCTACGGACGCACGGTGGTGAGAAATTCATGGACGCCTGGTGGAGCGGCGACAAATCCGCCATGGTGATGAACTCCCTGCCGGCGTTTACCGAAGCCGTAGCCGCGCCCACTATGGGGTATGTAGTGCCGCGTATGAAAGCCGGGCAGGTGTACGAAAAGCTCGCCCGCGTCATTCGCGACAACCCCGGTAAGACAGCGAAGGAGTTACAGCCGCTCGCCGTGCGCGCCTACAATACTATCGAGGCGTTAATGGGCCAGGTGGACTACACGCGGCTGGGAATGCGCAACTGGGTGAAAAACCTGATACAACTCTTCATCAGAGCGCCGGGATGGACGGGGGGCACAGGGTCGTACTTCGGCGGGGCGCTGGTAGATACGATCAAACTCCTGCATGAATGGCAGCGTACGGGGAAGGCGCCGGCTGAGATCCCCGACCGCGTAATGGGCACGTTCGCGCTGCTGGCGGGGGCGGCGGTGTTAAACGGCGCCGCTACTTACGCCTTTACCGGGCAACCGCCAAAAGACATGGACTACTGGGCGTTTCGCACGGGGGATAAGGACGAGTACGGCCGCGATGAGCGCATGATGTTCCCGATGTACACCAAAGACCTCATGTCCTGGGAGCAGCACCCCGGCGCCACCGCTCTGGGTAAAATGCACCCTATGCTCTCAGCTATCGCGCAGGCGATTTACAACAAGGACTATTACGGCACGCAAATCATGGAGCGCGGGTCCGGGTTCATATCACAACTAAGCGACCTTGGTAAGTTCGGCATCAGGCAATTCGAGCCGTTCGGCGTGCAGGGGCTGATGAAGGTGGCGGAGCGCAGCGGGGGCCTGGAGTATACGGCGCCGCAAAGACTGCTGGCGCCCATGGTGGGGATCATGCCGGCGCCGTCACTGTACAATAAGACGCCGGCGGAACGGCTGATGACGGAAATGGGGGCGGAGGAGCGGCCGTCCGGCACCATGACCAAGGCGCAGCGCGAACACTTCGACCTGCTGCATCAAATCCGCCGTGACTTCATGGTGGGGAACACGACGGAGGCGGAAGCGCGGATGCAGGGGGCGGTGCAGCAAGGGGTTATCAATCGCCGTGAGATTGGCGATCTGCGCAAAATGTCAACGCAGACGCCGGCGAGCTACGCCTTCAAAAGACTCAACGCGGATGATGCGCTGCGCGTATGGGAGGTTATGGATGACGAGGAACGGCGCGTGGCGCTAAAGGAGATGACGATGAAGATGATATCGCTTATCAAGAACGCCAGTCCGCAGAAAAGAAACGAGTTGCTGCCGAAGTTCAAGGCGGCGCTGGGGAGGTAGATAGGAGCTGGCCTCACGCCGTCCCAGGATACGCCTGCATGCTCCCCCAGCGCCGCCCCACCTTGGCATCTACCTTGACGGGGATACTCAACTTCACCGCCGTCTCCATAATATGCAGCAGCAGCGGCACCAGCGTCTCCAAGTATTCCGTGCTGCACTCGAACTCCAACGAATCATGAATCTGAATAAGCGGCTGAAACACCACACCCTGCCGCTGCCATTCCCGGTACACCGGCACCAGCTCCCCCATCGCCCGTTTTATTATTCCCTGCGCCCCGGACTGTATGGGGTGATTACCGGCTTCCCTCAACGCCTCCTCCCGCAGCCACTTGTTCCCCGACTTCGCGCCGGGTATCCATCTCCTTCTACCAAATATATCCTCTACCCACCCATACCTCTTAGCGTGGTCATGCGTAGCATCCATAAATGTCCTTACGCCTGGGAACAATCTAAAGTATTCTTTTCTAAAGTCATCACATTGCCGCGCAGTCCAATTAATCCCCATAGTAGCAAGAGCAGACCTCAAGCCCTCCGATTGCATACCATACGCTAGCCCGAAATTAAGTGTCTTGGCGCACCTGCGCTGCCAACCCTTCAACTCGCTCATAGGTACGCCAAAGGCATCGGCCGCCGTCTTCTTATGCAAATCCAGGCCTTCTCTAAAGATGGATAGCATCCTGCTATCCTGTGACGCGTGCGCCAACACTCTTAATTCGATCTGTGAATAATCCGCGCTCACCAATAGGCAGCCATCCTCGGCCATATACCCGTCTCGTACCCGCTTACCCTCCTCGGAGCGCACCGGCTGCGCCATCAGATTTGGCGACGACGACGATAGTCTCCCCGTGCTCGTCCTCGTTATCCTGAATGTGGTGTGCAGACGGTTGGCGGCGTCCGCCATCTGCGGGATAGGCCGGGCGTATGTCCCGTTGAGCTTGACATACGATCTGTAATCCTGCACCAGCCGTATAACTTCCACCTTTCTTTCACCTATGGCGGCGGGCATCTCGGAGAGCCGCGACAGTATTTTGTTGTCAGTCCCGCCCCCGCCCCCGCCCCCGCCCCTGCCCCCGCCCCCGCCCCGGCCGCCGAGATCGAGTTTGTCCTTATCATACAACAACGCCCCCACCTGCGGCGGGGAGGCGGGATTGAAGTAGTCCAGCGCTACGCCCATGCCCCGCAACTTTCTCAACAGCTCATCCAAAACAGCGTCCGCCTTTCCCTGCAAATACGCGCTAAGGTCGCGGAAATGCTGCGGGTCGATGCGTATGCCCTTTATCATCATGTCGCTCACCATGGGAATTACCGCCATGTCCGCCGCGAAGGCGTCTTCAAGACCGGCGGCTACGATCATATCCCACAGTACAGGCCAGACACGGAGCGTGGCGTCCGCGTCCCGAGCGCTGTAACGGATGGCGGCGGCGCGGTCGATGTCGCTCAAATCCCCTGCCGGCATCTCACCTATGGCATCCTCCACCATCCCGCGCCCCTCCTCCACGTCAATATTCAACCATCTCTGCCTTGGGTTCGCATCCTTTGTCTCCGCATCCTTTAGTATCCGCAGTATCTTCTTTGTAATCGACTGCGGTTTTTTGACATGGGGTTTGCCCTTGACCCAGAGGAAAACGTGCTCAGGGGCGGGGAAGGGGAGCATGGAGGCTATTGCGAGGTATTCCATGGCTTTGCTGCGAGTGGCCGGAGCAACCATATCCGCGTATGAAATCATAGTCATATTACAATAGCGGTAGGCAAGGGACTTCAACCCTTGAGCCTCGGACTGCAGCAAATAAGCCGCGATCATCGAATCCACCACCCTGGCGGGGCGGATACCGGCTTGATCCAGGACGGGGCCGTCAAATAAATAGTTATGGAAAAGAGTGAGGACTGCGGGTGAGGCTAAATGCCGCGCCAGAATGGACAGCGTCTCAGGCTGGTCGTGCATTATCACGCGCGCCGTGCCTGGGGATACTGAAAACGACAGGCACCAGAATTTCCCGGCTTTCGTTTCAGTGTCCACGGCGACTAGAGTGGATTCCTTTAAATACGCGGGGATGCTCGAGGCGCCGGCGGTGTAGTCTTCCTTTCCCGCCCAGGTATCCTCTACACGGCGGATAGGACGTTTCCCGCTGATAATCTCCTTTACCGCGCGGAAATCAGCATGCACCAGCAGCATCAAAGCGGGGTTGTGAAGGCCGGCGGCGGGGTGGTAGACAGGGATGACGATACGCCCGTCGGCCAGCGGATATGGCAAACCGTGAACGTCACTCATATCCACGTCGCCAAGGAAGCGGCGCGTGGCGATCCTGCCCATGGCGATGATAAAGCGCGGGTCAACGGCGGCGATGTCCATGTCCAGCCATATGCCGCAGTTGGCGATCTCCTCCGGCGCAGGATCGCGGTCGCCGCCACTTTTTCCTCTCCCCGGCCAGCAGCGGCAAATGTTCGAAATGTAAACCGAGCACCGTGGCATGCCGTTGCGGTTGAGCAGATCGGTGAACTCCGTACCCGCAGGGGCGCGTTCGACAAACGGGTAGCCGGCGGCGTCCTCCATCCTGCCGGGGGCTTCGCCGACGAACATAGTAGAACAGGGTACGGGGCCGACGCCCCATATTATTTGATGTCTGCTCTTGACAAGTTCCGGACAGCGAATGCAATTATTTGCATGTTTCACCGCACCCGGCCCCGCTGTCCGCCCCACGCCCCTTCTACTGTTACCAACCCGGCGATGTCGCGCACGCCCTTCCAGCAGGCGTGGCAAAGAAGGAGACTGCGGATACGATTAAGGCCGATCTTCATGCCGGGGAGGCGGGCGGTAACGGCGTGGCCGCATACGCATACGCCCTTGCTGACGATCTTGGCGTTCATAAAACCTCCTACTTTCCCCCGCTCAATTCCTTCACAATAGTCCTGGCAATCCCCTTGCCAACGCCCTCCACCGCCATGAGTTCTTTTTCCCCCGCCATGACGAGTTCGAGTACGCTGGCATACTTAGCCGCAATCGCCTGCGCCCGTGTCCACCCGACATCCGTGATCTCCTTCGCCACCCGCGCCACTAACGGCGGGCGAAACAACTGCACGACAGGCGATGGCGCATGCGCGTAGGAGTAAAACGCCAAATGAGCGGCGTGGTCGCTCCAACCCTTCTGCCACCAATTATATATATCGGATAAGTACATGCCAGTCTCTTCTATCGTACTTGTCCGCGCTACCAATATCCCGCAGTTCACAGCCATACTATGGAGGAAGTTGGTGATCGTGCGCAGCATATATCTGCGCCTGCCATGCCGCATATCCACCCACGCGCCGTGTTTGAACACCTGCAAAACACCATTGGCCGGGTTAGGCCTGAATATGCCCTCCACAATCAGAATCGTCCGCCAGTATGAAGGGAGCAGGCCGAGGAGCTGGGAACCAGACAGGCGGCCGCTGTCGATAGAACTCACGAGGTCGGAGATTGTCTTCCTTTCGCAACCGATCGCCGCCGGACCGTCAGGACCGTTACCCAGCCATGCGAAGTCACCGTATTCCAGGCGGGTGAGTTCAAACGGCGTGCCTTTGGGGATATGGGCCGCCAGCTCCCTGGAGCCGACGCGGGAATCAATCAGCAGCATTGTCTATTCCGCCATCTCGCGGTTTTTTTAGCGCCGTGCGGTCAGCCATCGGACTAAATCCTCTCGCCGGTAACCTATACTCCTGCCGTGGCCAACACGCTCCGGGCCGTTGCCTGCCGCGTCCAAATTTTGCATCGTTCCGCGTGAGTAAGGCAGGCCAAGGCTGGCGACATATTGCGCCCATTTGTGACGCCATATGATCGGCGGAGCCTCGGTTAGAAGGAAGCTCCAATCAATTCGGGGAACATTACTGGGAAGGCAGATTCTTGAATCGGGCTTTTTCATTTGCAGACTCCCTGATGTCAAGGGGAGTCGCTGATCCAGGCAAGCCTGCACCGACAGCGACACCCGTATTAGTTAGTCAATCCCTTCCTGGGCGGCAAACCACCCTGGAATCTCTATCTCCACGTCGTCCAGGGCCTCGGCATCGGCATCGCCGCTTAGCACAAGGCTGCGGGGAATCCAGTACTCGGGGCCATCACCCAGCCGCACTAGCATTGCCAGGTCTGTGCCCGCCACCACGAGGCCTTCCACGAGAACACGCTCATCCACATCGTCTCTGTATCTGCTCATTTGTCAAGCTCCCCCGCCCTTAGTATTTGCCCTGCTATATCCAGCGCCTGCGCTACCATTTCCGGCCTATGCACTATAAGGCTAGCCAGCAGCGCCACACGCATCTCAGTCGGCCCATGTATCAAGCTGCGACAGGGAAAGGCGGACATGCTATCACCGGGGCGCTTGACCTTCTCGGGCAGCAGCACCCCGCACATGACGATATAGCCGGGGAAATATTTGCGCAGCCCCTTTTCCATCTCAGCAAAAAAACTCCGCGCCTCTTCCGGCCACATTGCGTCAATGTCGACGTTTGCCATTTTCGTTTCCAACTGCTGCGGGTCCATAATAATACTCCTCTCCCCCCTAAGTCCAAGCATCCACTGGCGTCCCTTCAATACACAACGACGCCAGGAACGGAAAATTGCACGCATCACCACCCAATACCTCCCCGTCCAGTTCCGGATTCAATCTATTCTTGGTGATCTCGATTTCCCATCCGCGCCCGTCCTCTATCCTCTGCCGCCTGATCTCCACTACCGCCTCGACAATCTTCTCCACGCCGGAAAATCCGGCAGGTTCAAAGTCGCGGGTTTTCTTATCATTAATATAGACGCTGCGGAGATGCCGGGTAAGGACTACGTTTTTGTCCGCGTCCAATGCCTGTCTAAGGACACGCGCGTACTCCGCCGAAACCGGCCCGTACATGTACGGCATCACCTGGCTAAGTTGCCCGAAGCGGCCGAGACGAATAAGCTCGTAGCTCTCGGTCTCCGCGTCGATAACAACGGTCCTGACGTCCTTCGCTTTCAACGCCATTGTCCACGCGTTACAAAACCTTTGCCACTCCCTGGCCGCTTCTTCCTGCACATTCGGCACACGCATGTCCGTAACCATTACTACCTTATTAGCCGCGAATTTCTGGACAACACCCGATAACCCGACATCAAAATTAAACACGGCGATAGGGCCGGGGGCGGTAAGCGCGAAATGCGATTTCCCGGCGCCCCTGTGTCCGTTGACGGCCATTATTATCCGCTTGGGCATGGATGTGTCCGCCTGGTAAAAACCAAAATTTTTGAGGCTGTGTGTGTTATTTACCGCCGCCATCCTGCACCCCCGTTAAATGTTTGACCAGCGCATCGGCCTCGCCACCCGCAGCTCCGCCGCCTGGGCGTCCTGCTCGTACCCACGCACCAGGAAGCCGACGGCGGTGCCGAAGAGTAAACAGAGTACGTTCCACAACATTTTAAGCCGCTCCTTTCCCAGGTTGTTGTTCGTATTGTACCAGCATCGCCCAGTTCTGCGCCAGTTCCTGCTCCGTAAACTCGATCCTGGCTTCCCTGTAGCTTGGGCCGCTCCCCTTGTAATCCCCCATGCAATAACATATCTTGAAAACCGCCACCCGCAGCCCCAGCATATGGCAGTATGCTTTTACCTGGCTCATCCACGCCCAATTCCCGGTTGGTAGATTTTTGCTGCTTTTCCACGTGAATTTCCACTCCATCACTACGGCCGGTTCAACACCCAGGGGGTCGGGACCTATACCGTCCGGCGAACCGGCAAGCCCGTCCATCTCCACCTCTCCAGGGCGGAAATCACACATCCGCTCCGCTAAAACGTGAGTGAACACCATTTCCCACATAAACCCGATATCCCCGGCCAGGTTTATGTCCCAATTATTACTTCCGTCGTATTTAGGGATAAGGCCGAGTTGTTGTCCTATGCCGCGTATTATTTCCGACACATGCGGCCTGTCCGTGCTTCTGGGCAATCCACTTCCTATGGCGGGGAACGGTTTATCTTCATAGGTCATTTGCATACGCGTCGTACCGCACCGGGGCAATCCAGGCAAAGGCCGCGTATGCCGGCCAGGTGGAACGCCGTCCTCACCGACACCGACTTCGCCGTTTCACTGTCCTCCAGCATCGCTTTTCGCAGCCGGCATACGGCGGGGCGGATGTACAGATGAGGACGGCGGCGGCAACGGTGCGTGGCGACGGCGTCGACCATCTGCGTGGTGATGTGGTTGATTCTGTTCAAATGCTCAGCCTCCATTGGGGCGGGTGCGCGCCGCGCTCAGGATCGACCCCACAACGGGGCCGAGGGGCTGACTTTCCCTGGCGCGGCACACGCCTTGTCACTCTACGCTGGATACGGAACCATCCGCATAACGCCAAAGTCCGGCCGCCGCCATGTCCCCCAGCCAATTATCGTCGAAAACCAGCTTCATAATCTGTGTGCGATCTGCGTCTTGCTGAAAGGCGCGGAATGCTCCAGTCGGCAAGTCCTTTTTAGGCACCGACCCCTTTTCAGCGATCAGGCCGGCGACAAACTCCATGGCCTTGGTTTCGGCATTGGCATCGCCGCTAGCAGCACTCACAGCCGGTTCACTATGCGCCGCCGCCTTCCCCTTTTTACCCTTTTTGGCCGCCGCAGCTTCCCACGGCATCTTCGCAATGCTCTCCACTACGAGCACCGTGTCCTCGTACTCCGTCCCGTCTTCCCTTCTCCTGGGCGTGATCGCCTTACTCATCGCCGGCGCCTGTACCATGTGACATACCAGGCCGGTGAGCTGCGTAGCGTCCTGCACCATTTCCTGCAGCTTCTCCTTGGCGAATCCATTCTCCCGCAGACTCACCATTAGCTGAAACAGCCGCGACTTGTTGTGAATGGCCGCGCCTTCTTTGAGCGCAATCAATCCCTTTCCGCCCTCGGCGACAGTCATACCGTCGATATTACCGGCTTTGTAGTATTGACGCTGGAGTTCTTCGCCACTCTCGACATCTTCGAGCGTAATGCCGAGCGCCGGGACCAGCACGCCGGCTTTTTTGCCGCCGTAGTCGTAAATCTCGAACTTGACATCGCGCCATACGACGTTGATGTCGTTGAGTAATCCGCCCGCCTTGCAATCGTCCGGATCAAACGATATGTACTGCTTTGGTTCTGGCATACTGCTCTCCTTGTGGGGTTAGTTGGTTTGTTGTTGGGTAGTTGCCATCATATCACCCGCCGCCGTTGTCCCGCAACCTTTTTTGCCGCCGCCGCCGCCGCCCGCCTCTACCACCCGGCTGAACCTGGCGGCATCAATCGAGTATCGCCCATGCGATCACCTCAGCCAACGGCACCCTGGCGCCGCCCACGACCAGGGCCAATCCGCAGTTGGCGGCGGCCATTGGCGCAGCTCGTCGTCATTGACCAGGACAGGTATGCCTTGATTCGCTCCCACCCGGTTTAACAGTTCAATTAGTGTGTTTACTGCAGTCGGCGCCATAATCTTTTGCGGATTGGGGACTGCCTCCTTTAGGTGGCAGAGGAAAATCCGCCCTTTCTGAAATTAGAGGTTGACATTTCCGTCCAGGGCTGTTCTCGCTGTGGTCATACTGAACCGGCTAACAGACATAGACATCGTTTCCTCTGCAAGGCGTGTGGCTACGAACTCCATAGTGATCTTAACGCCTCTCGCAATATTCGCATGAGAGGCATTCTCGCAAGGCAAGCTCTTTGCGAGAACGGGGCGCCGTCAAACGCCCCTAAAGCTCGGAATGTTGATCCAGGCTCGAACCCTGGGGAGTTCGCGGGCAAGCCGTCTGCTTTAGCTGACGGTAATTGATTCCTCCTTCTCGTCCATTCGCAGCCGGTCGATCTCGTCAACGGTAGCGATGCTATCTGCTTCCTCTCTTAGCTTTCCGGCCCCCGAGCGGATGATTAGTCCCATTCCCATGTTGAGCATCTGCATTGCGGACACCAGAAGCCAGCGTAGTCCTCCTGCGGATCGCAGAGAAGGTCAGCGCTCAGTCCAACCCAGCCGCAACCGGTGCAGTAAACACGGATATTTGGCCATTCACCGGGGCAATCTTCCCGCAGTGATATCCCGTTCTTTGGTGCGCCCATTCATTCCCCCTCCCCGCCCTCCGCCATGCGATTCTTCGGCGCCTCATTTGGCGGCTCCGGTACTGGTATCCAGTGGGTAGGAACCCATGTACTCCCGGATCCCAGGATTACGTAGGTAATTTTACCCTCTTCCCATGAATCACGACGGTAGCAGACCTGCATAATTCCACTGTTGACGTGACTACTCCGTCAGCTAAAGCAGACGGCTTCCTGGGACACTCGGAGCAACCTCCAAGTTAAGTCCCACAGGCTTAGTCCAAGCCTGAACACCACGAGCAAGAATATTTCTTGCAGCGTTGTGATCTCGGTTTAACACAAGTCCACAGTGAGGACAGTTGTGAATACGAACAGACAAAGATTTTTCGACAATTTGCCCACAAGAGGAGCAGATTTGACTTGTGTTTTTAGGGTTTACACCTATCACAGTGACACCAGCACTTTCAGCCTTGTGTCTCAGGATGCTCTGGAACGATGCCCAAGCAACGTCAGAGATCGAACGGGCGAGTCTACGGTTCTTGACCATACCTTTGATGTTCAAGCTTTCCATAGCAATCATCCCGTATCGACGGATCAATTCATTAGAAGTTTTGAAGTGAAACTCTCTGCGAACATTCTTTACTTTAGCGTGAAGCTTTTGAACTTTCTTAATAGCCTTGCGCCCATTACTTCCAAGCTTCTTTTTTCTAGAAAGGCTACGTTGTCGCCTTCGCAATTCAGGAAGCTCAGCCTTGAGGAATCGTGGATTAGCGACATGCTCACCATTACTAGTGACAAGGAAAGAGTTAAGCCCAACATCAATACCAATCGAAGGATTAACAGAGGGAGCAATAACAACATCTCCCAGGTCACAAGAGACAATCAAATACCACTTTCCAGCTTCTCGCTTCAAGGAAAGAGTTTTGATCGTGCCCTCGACTGGACGATGCAAACAGACTCGGATTATTCCAACGTGTTGAACTCTCAATCTATTAGCAGTCAGGCGAATTCCATCACCGTGAGAGGGAAACTCAACAGAATCAAAGAAGTCCCTTCCTTTGAATCGTGGGTATCCAGGTTTGGCCCCTGTCTTGATACGACGAAAGAAAGCCTGGAAGGATTTGTCCAGTCTTCTCATAGTAGCTTGAGCAGAAGAGAAGTTAATTCTAGCAAAATAGTCGTTAGTAGTCCTTTCAGCCTTGAACCAAACAGACTGCTCAGTGTATTTGATCGACTTCTTTTCCAGTTCGTAAGCATCTTTCTTTTGAGCAAGGCAGGCATTATACAGGTGTCTGTGAGTCTCAAGCATTATCCCAAGCTCACGCTCCTGATTTTTGTTAGTCCAAAGCCTGTATTTGAAAGCCTTTCTCACTTACTTTCCCTTTTGTGCCTCTATGTATTTTCTAATCGTATATTCGGAAACGTGTCCAACAGACCCGGCATAATAAGACCTAGACCAAAGTGTCGGAAGTTTAGACTTCAAGGAAGGAAACTCCTGTCTCAAGATCCTAGAAGTATAACCTTTGAGCCTATTCACAATCTCAGCAACTCCCATTGTCGGATCAGAGGAGATAAACAGGTGAACGTGGTCAGGCATAATTTCGATGCTTTCGATGCTCATTCCTCGCTCAGTCGCCTTCTCATAAAGAAGAGCGACAAGTCGATTAGCAATTTCACCCGTGAGGACTTTCCGTCTATATTTAGGGCACCACACGATGTGAAACTTGATATTAAAGACTGCTCCAGCGTTTTTGGCGTATCTCGTTTTCATACTAAACAATATATACACGCCGGGTATATATGTCAAGGATCTTTTTCAACTTTGATACAAAAGGGAGGTAAAGCGCATTCCTCAGGCGACAGTCCCCTGCGCGAAAATCATTATGGCAGGCCAAAATCGTCCGTTGGTCTACCGGTGCCGTCTCTATCGGTTGCCATTTCATTTGCTTCCCCCTTTCCTACAGTTTCGGCAGCGGGTCCGGAATATCCCGGCATCTCGAATACGCCTGCATAAACCACTTTGGGGCCAGATAACCGTACCTGTAAAAGAACCAGGCGCAGTTGTCGTCAACAATCAGCGTCTGGCATTTATCACCCTCCGACCGGTTTGCGCGCCCGCTGGCCTGCACCAGATCCATCATAGCGACATACGCCCCGTAGTCTTCGTCGCCCTTGCACCTCGCCGCCACTAATTTGTCGCGCGTATCCGGGTAGGGGAGCTTACCGATAATTTGAAATTCACACTCCTGCATTGGAAAGTCCCAGCCTGTGCTGACACTGGGGCTCACCAGGACCGCCGGCGGAGCGTGCTTCCTACGCTTGAAATCCGCTATCCGCTGCTCGGTGTCCCTCTTGCCATGGCTCATCATAATCGCCCGGTGCTCGCTGTCGCGCAGCAGCATATCGCGGCGGGCGTAGCTGACGGTATGGACAATGCCGTTCCTGTCCCGCCGCTGCCCTATAATTTGATCTATACGCCGTACCCACAGCCGCAGCCCTTCCGGCGATGTGCGGTGATTCATGCGAATGGTGGGGACGTGCCATACCCGGCGCCAGGGAATAGGAAATGAGTGCGGGTATTCCGTCAACACGGCGTCCTCGTCCCCTATACCCAATAACCCCAATGTTTTGCGGTTGAGCGTCGCCGACATCAACACCACCCGCTCTACCCCGCGCCACAACACCCCCTCGGTGAACGTGCGCGGCCAGACCGGCCCCGCCCGCATTCCGCCCCCGCCGTCCTCCACTTCGACTATCCACCCCGCGCCGGCGTTTTCCAACTTCTCCAACGTCTGCGCCAACCCGCGCAGTTGCAGGTATTCACGCATCCTGCGAGGACTTCCACCCTCCTCATCCCTCAGCTCCTCCGCCATGAGGTCGGATACCGGCTTGAGCCTCGCCCCGGCCCCCTTTGCCCATGACGACCACTCTTCAATAGTATTAAGGCCGGACTTAGGCCACCAGCGATACAGCAGGCTGTCGCTTTTCCTCAGCTCTACCTGTAAATGGTTGCTGACCCCCGTGTCGATTCCATGCGCCTCGTCGGCGACCAGCAGGTCGAAACGGCCCAGTGGGACGCCGGCGGCCATCGCCGACTGCCAATAACTGTAATTTGTAACGACCATTTGAGCCGCCGCCGCCCGCCGCACAGCCCGCTGGTATTCACAGCGGCCGCGGTCGGGGCATGGCACGCCCGCCGCGCAGACGCCCTGGTCGCAATTAACGCCGGGAGAATTAATACAGCTATAGTTGTTGCGCCCGCGCACATCTACCATGCCGACGCTTGCAAAGTCGCGAAGGAGCTGGGTCTGCAAGCCTTTGCTCGATGTGAGATATAGCAGGCGTTTGCCGGAAATCAGCGCCGCCGCCACCGCGCATATCGACTTTCCCCCGCCCGTCGGCATCACCAGCCCTGTGAATCGCCGTTCGGCGTCCAGGATCTGGAGGATCGCGGCGGGTTGATGCTGCCGCCATTCCGTAAACCTGGCGGGGAGGGAAAAGGCTGCGGGAGGGGGGAGCGCGGACATGATCATACCTTTAATCGTTCTCTGAGTTTAGCCACTGCGTAGTTAAGGGCGTCTTTTGTGAAAGTATCATTGACCAATTTGTTGAAAGACTCCTTGAACGTCCGTACGTTTGCCGCGACGACCCCATCAACCGCTTTCGTGAAGGCATTCTCGTCAGAAGAAAATGTCTTCTTCTTGTAAGTCATCTGGTCATTGACAGCCCGTACCAACTCGGTGCGAAAAGTGGTTGGCTTGCTCCCCTCGCGGTCTCCCCATTGGTCTACCTTCACATATGGGTCATCAAGAACAGCATTGACAAGTTCGGGCATCTTTTTTTCAATAGCTCTTGCAAGTTCCTGGTTGATAAGGTTGCTCACCTGAGCTGTTATATTCTTGCCGATACCTTGAAGGATTGTTTCTTTTACTTTCTCCTCAATGGATTCTCGAAGGAATTCCGGGTCACCAAGTAACTCATGAATGTCAATTTCTATTTTCTGCATATCTGCTACCGATCCTTTTTTCTTAACTTTCGTTAACTGCAACGGCTTCCCTGGCGGGGAGGGAAAAGGCTGCGGGAGGGGGGAGCGCGGACATGATCATACCTTTAATCGTTCTCTGAGTTTAGCCACTGCGTAGTCATGGTCTCCCCGCGAGTCCGCAGTATCCCCGAGCCGGCATCTTTTCATAATTTGGGTCGTCAATCTCCCCATCCGCAACGTACTGGCGTCCGCTCTCTTTGTTCTTGTAAATATATTCACTCCATTGCCAGAGCATACATTCGTCACCCAGGCAGAGAGCCCGACACCCCCCGCCAACGATGTTACTCACCAGGGGGCAGAGTTTGGTCTTTGCCTTTTCAACCGTTGTTATCATAAATTCTCCTCAACGTAGCCCGTAGGCCGGTTCAAACTTGACTTCTTCCGGGGCCGCATCTTTCTTAGCTATTGGTCGCAGCATGAGTTTTTCTATGGTGCTCCGCTCGACAAAGAAGGATTTGATTGTGTCCAAACCCGAAGTATGCCCTGAGTTGTCGTCGAGGGCGTTCATGGACACCTCGACCTCCCATACTTGGACATTATCTTCGTGCCATTGGCGAGGGTACTCATAGGTCTTGTTCGTGTCATCGGTGGTTACGAAAGTCTTCTTTTCTCGCGGCATCACTTCACCTCCTCCATACACCAACAGATTTCTGAATCAATATCTACCGCCAGCCAAGGGAACCCGCTCAACGGATGATTTCCCTTAAGCTTTTCAATTTCATCGAAATTGTCGAACTGAACAATGTTTTCGTTGTCATCGACGATTGCAACGACATGGCCGTTGTTTTCTCGCAGATCTACCAAGGCTATACTTGTCATCCCCCCCCCCCCCCCCACCTCCTCCTTGCTCCAAGTCTCCGGGCAAATTTTCCAAATCCGGCCACAAACCCTGCACCGGCCTTCAATGTATCCGCTAATCCGCCTCGGCTCGATCTTCACGATGCCGCCCATGATGCACAGGTCCTGACATGTACACTCCATCGTCTTTGTCATAGTCATCACTCTGCTCTCCCTTCCCCCTTCTCATCCATTTGCAGCCGGTCTATTTCGGCGGCTATCAGAGCACCGGCGATTGCCAACCCTTCTATTTTGTCGGGACGCCCGTGCTCAACGATATAATGCATCCAGGCCATATCCTCGAGGGGAGCATAGTAGCCAAGAAATTCGTCAACCGTTATGCTCGCCGAGTCCACTTCATTTAATGCCCTCAAAATCAGTGCGGCAGCGACGACGAGAAGCTCTTGTTTGGTGTGCCCTTCATCATGTTTGAGTGTGTAACCTTTATTCTTTAACTGCCGCTTCCGTTCTGCGGCTATCAACTCGGCTCCGGTCATTTTGGCTCCTCCGGTCCCCAGTACCGCCGACCTCACGGCCTCATACTCAATAAACATATTCCCCCCTCCCCCGGAAATGTGTGTAACCCGCGTAATCTCCATGTTCATTTGTAACCCTTATGCCTCATCGTAACCCTTACTACCCATGTTACCCCCACGCTAATTTGTAACCCTTACAGCTCATCATAACCCTTATTACCCGCGTAATCTTCATGTTAATTTGTAACCCTTACAGCGCATCATAACCCTTATTACCCCTGTTACCCCACTAAAACGTATTTGGGGTAACATGGGTTACTAAGGTTACGTCGTGTTGATTTTATTGAGGAAATCGGGATTGTAACCCTGTAACCCGCGGGTATATTAAATACTATATGATATAATAGGGGTGTATTCATTATATTACCTCCCACACATTTTCAACGAACTCCCCGTCGTCGTCGTCTTTCGGCGCGATCTCCTGAAATTTTCTCTGCATGAACTCGTTTTTGTATTCCACATCGACAGTGAAGTTTTTAATAATCGCCAATATCTTCTGCTGCGTCGCCGCCCCGATTATGGGTGAGTGGACGACGCCAGCTAATATCGCAATCTGCCGCACATGCCGCAACGAAAACCCCGCCATGGCCGCGAACCTGTCAGCCTTGACCACCACGCCTTCCAATAATCTCACCGGCCAGGTTCTTTTCTGGCTGCTTTTGAACTCGACCGCCCAATCCCTGGCCACCGCTTCCTTGTCCTCGCGTAAACACCCCTTGGCCAGCAACACCTTTCCCCGCAGGCTGTTAATGCGTTCCACCGCCGTGCCCAGTCTCAGGGTAAGGTTGTTGACGCCGATGTCGATGGCGCAGGTGGCGACTTTGGAGGCGGGGATGTGGAGATAGCTGGAAAGGCCGTTGATAACGAAGGGGATGTTATGGTAGATGCTTTTGAACATATATGTTTTGTAGTCCTCATCCGCCCCCAGGTTGTAATGCCGGACTACCTCTTCAATGGGGGTGATGATGTAGGTTGCCGCCGCATCCGGATCGAAATTGATGAATCCGCCGCCGCTGTCGCCGTTGCCTATTTGCTCCATGCGCCTTCTCCTCGCGTTCTGGCCGTCCGGACGTAGTTGAACCGGTCCTGATACCCGTTCGTTGATTCTCGTCTCACTTTTGCAGCACAGAGTCCGCTATCGTTGAACAAAAGGTAGAAAAACCTCATGCTCTTTGTGTGCCACGGGCTACGGTAAAATGCCCATCCAAGAAACGTTGAAGTATGTTCATGCTTGCATTGTGGTCAGCGTCATCCGCATGCCCACAAACGGTGCATTTGAATACCTCTCCGTTTCTTGACTTCTTGTTGATTGCTCGGCAAGAATTGCACGTTTGAGAAGAATAAGCAGGTTCTACAAAGGCGAGAAACACACGGTGTTGCTCTGCCTTATCCGCCATCCTCCTGTACAGCAAATCTATATTCCAGTGACCAAGCAACTTTCGGGTCGCCTTTCCAACTCGTCCTCTGGTCTGCTGTGTTATGTTCAGGATATTCTCCATCACCACAACATCAGTATCCCAAGGGAACCTGTTCGTCACAAACCCAATATAGTCCTTAATCTCCTTACGAGTCTGGTTCCAGTTATGCGAGTTTTGTCGCCGCCCGTTCAGCTTGTCCAGCTTTGAACGTAACTCCGTTCCAAGCTCTTCTCCATCGCTGGTGGTCAGCAGTTTGTTTATCCCGATGTCCACCCCAACTGCTTGTCCTTGCTGACTAGTCTTCGGGTCGTCTTTCTCCCAAAACACATCAGCGTAGTATCGACCTGAAACGTCTCTTCGTAGGCAAACAGACTTTCTCTGTGTCCAACCTGTCTTCTTGAAGTGTCTGCTCCGCTCGTGATGTTTCGTCGGAAGAATAAGACTTTCCCTGTTGCCAAAAATGCTTCCCAAGCGTACCCACAAGTCGAACTCAGAAGACTTATTTGCATCTTGAATACGAACAAGGTCGGAGTTCAGGTCAATGGTGTTTCCATTGAACACCGGCATCTTTATCCTATGTCTGAAGGCTTTTCCTTTCGACCACTCAGACCATCGGCTTGATAAAATACCAAACACGTCTCGGTTGCGTTCTTTAGCTTTACTGTAGGCTTTCTTGTACGCCTGATAGGTCTTCTGCCTATCCTTCTTCGCAACAGACTTGAGTATCCTTATTGCTTGATTGGCGGCACATTTACGAGCCTTGCCCATCATCCATGAATCAACCTGAACATAAACTTCCGAATTGGCTTTTCCGGGGAGACTGTCAGTATTCCAGTACAATTCAACGAAGGCATTGACGACACGAGCGTACTCGGCAAAGAACGAATCCAGCTTTTGCCGTTTCGCTGCTGTAGCGAATTTCAGTGTATGCTCTACTCGCCGTATCATTTCTGTTCTGCCTCTTTTTTCTTCCTGCGGTTCTCTGCGCTACGTTTCCCGTGAATACTCCCCTGACTAAAGTCAGAGGCTTCTAGGGATTTTCACCCACCGCTTGTATCCCCAAGCGGAGAATAAGTCTGCTCTCTGTGTTGTGGAGGGTATCGAGGATACCACGGGGCAGGGTGCGCTGTCAATTCACAAATTATGGATATAATTAACTTTTTGTGTCAAATTATTGACGGGTACACCCGCCGGATGGCCGGCGGGCGCAATGCGCGACTCCGCCACCACTACCTCTTCCGCTTCCCCGTCCTCCGCGTACTCAGCCGCATATTAGCCGCGACGAACGCAGCAACATCATCATCGTTATACACTACTCGGCTGCCCAGCTTGATGTACGCGGGGCCACTCCCGACCCCGCGCCACTTCTGCAGGGTTTTGACGGACAAGCCCAGCAGTACGGCCAGTTCCCGTTCATTGTAACACTTAATCGTCGGCATCAATCATCCCCTCCTTTCTTCCATCGCATCTCCAGCACATCCTTACTATGCTCCTTATTCCCCGCCGCCATTGCGGACTCGATGACCGCTACATCCACACCCAGGTCGAGCAGCGCCCGCGCCATCGCGCTCTTGTCAAAACTCGCCCCCCGCCATTCTTTCATGCTCATCCTGCCAATGCCGTCCAATGCGACCGCCGCCTCCCCCATGACGCTTAGCATAGCCATCAACTGCGTGTCCACCGCCCCGCGCAGCTCCTTTCCCCTTTCCGTCAACACCTTCCCCATCCGCTCCAGCACAGCGGCGACAAATCGTGTGCGCACCGCCTGCGGGAAGTCCGGCAAGCCGGAGTTTTCGGCCTTCAGCAGCAGGCCGGCGGGGATTGGCAACGGGCGCTGCAACGCCGCCCTCACCTGCCCCGCCGCCTCAGCCAGCGCAGTTGCCAGCCTTGCTTCGGTGCCGTCCGCTAACAGGTCGCCGTCGCCGTCGCCGTTGCCACCGCCGCTGCTGCTGCTATTACCGCCCGTTGCCGCAACCTCCATGCCCGCTTGTTCCTGTTCACCTTCTCCCTGTTCCCGTCCTTTGCCAGCCATGCTGCTCCCCTTTCCGCCTGTTTGTGTTGCCGCCGGCAGTCCAGATCGGTGTTTTCGATCTTCACATAGTATGCCCGAATGCACCCTATCGCCGTCGCCAATATGTCCCTCGCCACCAACCCTTCCGCCGCCATTACCCGCCGGCATACCACGCACTGCCCGCAATGCAGTAGCCGGTCGGCTTGAAATCCCCGCAGCATTACGAGGTTGCCCGTTCGCTGCAGTTCCCTGGCCGCCGCCACCGCCATGCCGACATTGACGCTGCATGCCGCCAATGACAGCCGCGCATTGTACTGACTGCATAGTATTTGCACCGTCCCACCACCTTGTGTATGTGTGCATTGCCGCTGCTATTGCCACCGCCACTCTACTACCTTTCCACTGTGCGCTTATGCCCGGCGCTATTTCACAGCCGCCCCCCCCCCCTTGCTCTTGTTTGCTCATGTTGTCTCCTGATACTACCTGCCGCCGGCTTGTGTCAACAAAAAAAAAACAATCACAGCGGCAATAGGCGGGGGCGGCGGCGGCCGGGGCGCATTTTCCCTGCCGCCCACTGCCGCCCTCGCCTCTGTGAAGCACCTGAAGGGGTCCAGGAGGCACGATCGCCCCCTGACCCGTAGTTGAGGACGCCCCTAGCAAGCGTCGAAGCTGCGCTGGTTCTGCTTGACCCAAACCGCGTCTACGTCTGCCTCCGCGTCCACTAACATTGGCATTACAACCCCTACGAGTTTGCCCGCCGTGTCCCGGAATGCGATAGGGTGTCCGTCCCCCTCTGCAAACATCTTTGCACCGGGGTGTTCAGAAAGTACAACATCCAGCAGTTTTGGGTCAGCAAAAATATCGTCCCCCGCAGCGTTAACCAGATACGCCAACGGTTCCTTGCTATACGGGGATTTGAACTCGGCGGCGTGTATTATCTCCGGGGCGTTACCGGAAACCAGCGTATGCACATCGCGATCCATATTAACCGCCAATGCTTTTTTGCCGGGGCCGGGTAGAATCGCCATGGCGGTGTCGGTAATGAACCCATCCCTTGTTACCCCGATAACATCGCCGCCAGCCCGCCGAATCCATGTTGCCTTGCGCGGCTTGAATTCGTTGTAATACGATACGCCCTCACTCGATATTCGGCCTGCTGAGCGCCCGGCAGGCAGGGACTTCAACGCCTGGGGGCTTGCCTTGGTTGTGGTGGGGAAAACCGCATTAACCCTCGCCTTGAACTTCTCCAGGGTTTCCCTATTATGGGGTATGGTGTATTTAACACCTCCAGGAACTTCAAAAATAATTGTATCCAGCGCGCCGCCGCCATCATCGCCGCCGCCGTCGATAGCCTTGATGCTTTTTGCCCTTGCGATTGCGCCGTCTATCTCGGTGAGAAGCCGCCGTTTCTGCTCTTTGCGTGTCATCATGGCCAATCCTTTCCCTGTTAAACGTTTGCCCGCTAAGTCCGCCGGGCACATTCATCCACGCCGCCCGGTTACTGCCGATACAGATAATACGTCACGCCCGCAACCTCCCGTTTTTCCTCGATGCCATCATACCCCGCCAAGCTATGCCCGCGCCCGTCCATTTTTGCATACCGTTTCCATGCGTCACGGTCAAAGTATGGCTCCACATGCGCCGGAATTTCCAGGCACTCGGCAATATAGCTATCCAACCTGTCATTCCAGGCGTTGTCCGCCTCACTGTCCGTCAATACCGCATACGTCCGCCCTGCAACCATATATTCATTGTCGCTTTCTTCCACGTCGCATACGGCGCAATCCTCCTGCATCGCCGCCGCAATCGCCTTGTGCGGAGCGTCGAACAAGTCCAGACAAATTTCATACTCCGGGCTTATACAGCCGCCCTCCGCATCATACGGGTCCACAAATCCCCGCGTCAAATCGCCGGGAATACAGGCAATGACTGCGTACACCGCCGCCGCCTCCGCCCGCCATCGCGTTTCCAATCCTGCCTTGAACTCTGCGAGTCCCGGGGCTGCAAAGCCACCAAACGCCTTTGCCTCGTCCAGGGATATGCGCAAGTGGCGGGCCAGCATAGCAAGCCTGCCCTCCTTGGCGTAATATTCCGCATTCGCCCAAGCGTGCATAGGCGCGCCGGTTTTACAGTCACTGAGATGCATTCGCGCAATCGGCGCAAAGCGGGGATCAATGGCCGCTATTTCCTCGCCAACCGCACCAGAGGCACCGCCCATATCCCCCGTTATACTGAAATACCCGCCGGCGTCAATGACGACCGCCGTAAATTTCGCATGCTTAAATATCTTTTTCATCGCCGCCACCCCTTTGCCGTTGTTACCGCCCCTGCCATGCTACCCATGCGCACGCCGCCGCCGACATTAGTATAAGCCTCAACAGCCATCGGCACATTTGCATTTGCCAGTCGTCCTCATGCCTGTTCGCCGCCGTTTTCATACTATCTCCCCGCTTTCCGTAAACTCATACTCATTCGCGTCAATCGCCGCCCTTATCGCCTCTTCGCCGGTCAAATACTCGTATTCCGCCTCCAATGCGCGGTATATCCACCGCTTAATTAATAAGACCTACCGTCTTTAAATCCACTACACCGACCCGTTCACAACGGTGAACCCGGAACTTACCATCGGTTGCTGTAGGTATGGCGGCGATATCGGCTGCTGTAAATTCCATTATTAAAATGGCATAATCTTCTTGCCACTCTTTAATACACCAATCCAGGGTAGCCAGGTTAATCCCTCTCCCACACTGTTCTCCTTCATTGATATCAGCATCGGAAACTGAGAATGTGTGGTTTTTCAGGTAGTTAATTCCACCATTATAAGGGCCTTCCCCCTTTGAGTTTATTAGTTTATAGGCTCTAATCTTACTTGGTTGATCTAGTAGTAAGAGTAAAGGGGTACAGAGATATTTGTTTATTCCTTTAGCCCCTCTCAGGTTAGCCCCTCTCAGGTTAGCCCCTCTCAGGTCAGCCCCTCTCAGGTTAGCCCCTCCCAGGTTAGCCCCTCCCAGGTCAGCCCCTCTCAGGTCAGCCCCTCCCAGGTCAGCCTCTCTCAGGTTAGCCCCTCTCAGGTCAGCCCCTCTCAGGTTAGCCCCTCCCAGGTTAGCCTCTCTCAGGTTAGCCCCTCTCAGGTTAGCCCCTCCCAGGTCAGCCCCTCCCAGGTTAGCCTCTCTCAGGTTAGCCCATCTCAGGTTAGCCC